GCTGGCCAGAGTGAGCGTTGCCTTCAAGTTCTTTTGTAAGCAGCACAGGGAACGTGCCAGGAATCTCAGTGTCCCAGGCGTATTGAGGAGTGCCGCCAGTTTCTGTTACCTTTGGTTTGTAGCTTACTTCGTTCGCACCTTTGATCACGCCATCCACGTCAATGGCCACTGACTGTAGCAGGGAATTTACCCGATACTTTGTCGGCCCGAAATGCACTTCGTAACTATCAGGAAGTATAGGGGCTATGATCGCTTCGTTGTTGGTGTCGTATGGTAGATTGAGAGGAAGAGGATTGCCCACGCCGATCTTGCAGATGACGACGTAACCATTGAGGTTCAGCGTCGTACAGCAACCATAAAGGTTGACAAGATTCTCCAGCGCCGCCGCTGCATTACTGGCGTACCACTCAATAGGGGGGTAGTCGTTGGTGGGAAGCGCTGACACGTCATAGCCTTTTTCGTCCATCGCTTCAAGGCATAACTTCGCCAACTCTTGCGGATTCTTTCGATAGTTTTTGTAAATCGTCTGATCGGCTGTCTTGCGATTGTAACAGCCGCTGATGCTAGGGAACCGCCAGAGCCAGCGCCGATCCTCAAGAGCTATCGTGAGTTCTTTGTTGGTTCCACCAATCATCAGATCGTGATGGAACACTCTGCAATTGATCAACTCTAAGTAGAACCCGGTGGACTGATGCTGAAAGATAACAGAGCCAGTGGCACCACGGAAGTTTTCAATTCTCTGATTGCAACAATGAATCTCAATGATGCCAGGGTTGATGCCTCTCGTCAAAGCATATCGCCCCCCTACGGGGGCGAGTATGCCAGGGAAGTTGACAGTACCTTGCTCGAAATGTGGCATAGAATTAAGCAGCCTGGATGATGCAATCTTCGCCCCGGTCTACGGTCATGTCCTTATTCTTACAACCATTGCCCTTGATGCCAAGCCAAACAGCCGCCGCAGGAGCAACAGCCCGCTTGAATGGATCAATGAACGAACAGCCTTTATACCCTTGCACCACGTTAGTAATCTGGAAGCCATATTCATTCTGAGTGCTGTCAAAAGAAACATTATTGCCGAGAGTCATGTTGGTGATCGTGCCGCTTCCGAAATGCTGAATGCTACCAGCATAGCTCAAGAGGAATGCTGTCGTGCTGCTCGTGAACAGTCTGATCAAGCCAGCGCTCTCTTTGCTGGTGATCGTGCCGCTTGTACCGCAATAGAGGTCGAGCGTTCCACCAGTTCGATTAACTGTTCCAAGAGTTACGGTGCTTGCATTCGATCCGATCTGGACAACTGAATCAGATGTAGCCGAGACAACATATCCGCAATTCATCGTAGCGATCACAGCAGTCTCGCCAGCCAGCACAGCTACACCAATCTGACCCCTATCGAAATAACAGACATTAGAAGCATGCGTGCCTTTCCAGAGCAGAGTTTTTAGCCCATTGACCTTGCTGGTGCCTGTTGCTTTTACTGTGATCGCAACTTGATTTGCTCCTGTATCAAGTCGTCCAAGCTGACACTCAGGACAATCGAACTCAATGATGGCAGCATTCAAAGTGAGGTACTGAGGGCGATATTCAAAATAGCCAAGTTGATTGAGTTGTGGCAAACCAAAATCGATGCTGCAATTTCTGAAGATGATCTTAGCCAGCGCAATGCCTGATAGCGCTGAAAGACCATATCGAATGTCTGTTGAGGCAGTTCTCAGATTTTCAAAAATCAAAGTATCGCCAGCGGCTGGCAATGCACCGCCGCTGTAATTAGCCAACACGCTAAGATCGCCAGGGCCACTGCTCGCAATAACGATAGAAACGCCTGACATGGTTCCAGCGCCACCCGTCGGCGCTCCAGTTACATTGAACGCCACACCAGCAACTTTGGCAGTCCAAAAGATCGTTGCACTGATAACAGTGAAATTAAGTTCAAGGAACTCTGGGTCTTGTGATGCCGCTGCCAACGCTTGCAGCGCCGCCGCAGTCGTTGCCGCTGTGCCGCCCACGCCGAGCGTACTGACAACCTTGTTACCAATCGTCAAGCTGTAGGTAGTTGCCACGTCATAGCCAGTGATCGTGATCGATGATTGGCCAGCAACTTTGGTGGCATCAGCACGAAAAAGAATCGTCGAAGGCATATTAGACCCACCTGTTAGGATGACCTAGCAACGGTACATCTGATTCAAAAGTGTAAGAATACCTGAGAGCGAACTCACGATAATACGGACGACCTAGAGGCCCATAGCGCCTTGGAGCATCCTCTTCTTGCTGAGTCATTCGACCCTTGAGGTACTGAGGAAAGATCGGCGGGGGAGGATTGACATAACGAAACATGCCGACCACAACACCTTTTTGAACGCATTGAAACGTGGTAGAGTCCCACGTTATTTGCTTCTGTGGCTTCATGTTGAGATTCGGCATCCAGATAACTTCAGGGCTCCCGTCGCCAGTCCATGACAGCGTTTCATGAAAGTCCCAAATGTCGGCAAAGATAGAATCGTATGCAGCCTCAAGAGTGATTCGATAGGTGTGGTAGTTCGTGTAGTCAGAGCCATACTGAGCAATGAGAGTAGGCCCGGCGATCACGTCACAACCTCCCCGACTCGTCGGCCCGCCAAGATGATAAGCTGAATTGTTCCCTGAATTGTCGAGGAAGACTGCCTCGAACCCATTGAGGCTGTACGCTGCTTTCAGTCGCAACAGTCCAAGTGTCAAAGAAGGCTGATCAACTGCAAATAGGTAGCCTTCCAACTCCATTGTTTCAATAGTAGCTGTCCGCTGATCGCCGGGGTTTTTTTCTTCCCGGCGTTGCATCGACAGCACCTTGACTTCATTGGGTTGGTGCGCGTACCCGTTTGACAGGAACAGTTGCATGACCGCAATTTTACAAAGATTCACCCAAGTTTCCACGTAGCTTTATTTTACTATTGGCATCAGCGCATATATATTTATAGATAGGTGAGCCAATATGACTCGCCAGTGTCTTACACAAGGGGGCTTCTCAAACAAAGGAACATCAACATGATCAATCGCATTTTCTTTACCCAAACTCCTGATCGTTACCCTAATTGTGAACTGCTCTATGCAGATGTTGCAATTGGAACCGGCAACGGTCGATCATGGTCTATGATGGCTTCTCCAATGACTGCCCCCACTGACAAGGGCGAAGTTACCGTCCAAGGTCTGTTGATGCTCTTGTGGTGCAAGACGCTGAAGCTCAGCGACAACCACGAGTGGATCGCTGATGAGTTCTGGCTCAAGCTCACTTCAGGCGTCAGCTACTTCTCTTTCCTTCGCCAAGGATATGAGGATGCACTCTGCAACAAAGAATCGAAGCCGCCAAGCCAGAGTGGGCGCAAGCTGAATGAGGCAGCGATGAAATATGCCGACACTCTTTACAGCATCGGCTACGCTTGCTTCAGTGGCTCTACCAGCCTCCACCCCCAGCGGCTCTAGCGTTGTTGTTGTTCTGAGCATCTTGACCGATCTTGCGGTTGGCGTCATCTTGACGCTGTTGCTTCAGACCTTCGACAGCAGTGATGGCCCATTCAATCTTTCTGATCCATGGCGCTAGTCGCTCGACAATTTTACCTGACAATTCATCGGCGTCCGCTTCAATGCGGGCGTCGAGTTTTGTTTGAAGCTGAACTTGTATCTGACCCAACTGGCCTTGCTCGCCTTGTAGAGCATTGATTCTTTTTTCCTGTGCTGATCCTTTGTAGAAAATGTCCTCATATTCTTTGCCGAACTTCTCTCGTGAATCTTTCTTCACGTCTTCAGCAAGCGGCGTCTGAAGTAGCATACGAGACTCTTCAGGCGTCAAGCTGTCAAAGCCGCCTTGCTTGTACTTTCTGCCCACCATCGCCAATAGCGAACGCTGGCCCACGTCCATCATGCCATAGTTTTCTACGCCACTCTGATACTGACCTTTCTCGCCAGCAAGTTGAGCATTGACTTGATCACGCCTGATCTTCACCAACTCGATAGCGTCTTGTATCTGGCTTCGATTCAGTTCAGCAATTTTCGACTCAATGCCTACACGATCTTCCTCTAGTTGCTTCATCTTTTCGAGAGCAGCCACATACCTCCCTGCCTGTTCAACCATCTGATCAGTGACACGGTTTTTGTCGCCGCCCTGACGTGCATTGCTGAATGCGGCATAGGCTTCTTTCGTCTGATCTATTTCAGCGTTGACTTGCGCTTTCAGTCTGCTGTTGGACTTCAAGTCTCTATTGAGTCCAGCAGCCTTGTTGCCAAAAGCGTAGCTCTGCTGTTCTACTTGCTGCTGTAGACCCAACTGCTGGAACTCTGCTTGCAACGGATTGAGAGCAGCGCCAGACATGCCCTGCCCGATGATGCCTGAAATGCCAGCAAGGTTGCCCTGATACGCTCTGCTGAATGGGTTCGATGAGTAGCCGATAAAACCGCCGTAGGGATTCTGTGATCGATCAAAGCTCTGTTGGTTGTAGAACCGGCCTTCCATCGCTTCGGCTTGAATCGACTGGCCAGGAGCTTGCATGGCAGTCCTACGCATGCTCTCAGAGAAACGATAGTTCGTGTTCCCTTGCTGTCGATCTTGGCTGATCCACATCCCCCGACTATTGACACGACCGCCACCAAAAATGTCTGCATAGGTTCGCCGCAGACTACCAAAATAGCTGTCGCCGCTTTCAGTACCGTGATAGAGACCATAGCCAGCAAGCCCAACGCCAAGCGTAGCACCAGCAGTGAGCATGCTACCAGCGCCGCCAGCAGCACCGATCAAGCCCCTTACCCCACCACTCGACAAAGCACTGCCAAGCGATCCAAGAGCGCTGGCACTGCTGGAAATCGTTTGAACTGTCGCCAACACGCTGATTGCTCTTTGCATGGCAGCGGCGAAGCCATGCGATTGAGACGTTAAGTAAGTGAGGCTGGCGGCTGCTTTCGTTACATCTTTACCAAAACTTTTCAGATGCTCTTTTGTTCCATTGATTTCTGCTATCGTTGCACCACCACGATTCTTTGAAGGGTTCAACGCGCTTTCTTCTGACAGCCCACCCCAGCCCAGACTTGCTGCATTGCCAGTCCCGCCAGCAATGTTCATGGCGTAGTTGTCCCACGCTCTCTGTTTCTTCTGAGCAACGATATGAGGCGAGAGACTATAGGGAGTATTTTCGTAGTCGCCTTGGCTCGACAGCGCAGGCATATTGAAGCTACCATGCTTGGGGTAGCTCACTGCTGAATAAGCAGACATGGCGGCGGTCATTGAGTTGCCGCCAGTTGCTTGTCGGATTGTTTGCTGCTGATTCTTTGCAGCACTACCAATAGGGTTCAGCGCAGACAAGGAGTCCTGATCAAGTTTCAGGTTGACCTTGACAGTGACTTCCTGCCCGCCTGATGGAAACATTATTCGCCGCCTGAGTTAGACATTGAAGCCGCCAAGATGATCGGCGGTGCCTGGGCAGCACGAGCATCTTCCTCCGCCATTCTACAGATTGCGTTCGTTTCGAGGACAAGACTATCGACAGGCATCATGTTATGCTTGTCAACTTCGCAATGGCGATAGTAGTAATAGCTCTGCTTCACTCGATCAGTTGGCTCTACTGCCCTCTCTGGGCGTGGATCTGTCAACTGATCTGACCTGCTTAACTTCGGGCATTCATGGCAGGGGGTCTTTACTCCGAATGATCGTTTGCATTTTTGACCACCACGGACTAAAGGCTCCCCTGTTTTGATGTTGTAAATATAAGCCTTGCATTCCTCGCATGTCGGCAGGTACGAGTGTACGAGAGATACATACAAAGCTCTTCTTAGTTTTTTCTTTCGATCACCACGCTATCGCCGGGCTGCATGCCGTTCATGATCGCTTCTAGTCGCACGAACACAACAGGCGGCAAGTTGAGAATGTTTTCTATCGTGATCGGAGCATTGTATGACCAGCTAATAAGCCGAGTCTTCATCTGCTCAGCGCGTTTCATGTCTCTGGCGTCTTCATCGGTGATCTTTTCGTACTCACGAGATTCTTGACGACGTTTGAAAAAACCGAGAGGGCGATACTTGAACTTCATCCCACGATGAAGATTGGGCACTGGATCAATGGTTGCATCTGCATTCCAGCCATCATCAATGAACTCAGGCATCTCATCAAGAGGTGCCGTCTTCAGCGATTGGGGCTGCTGTGCTGTCTGTTCTGCGCTCATGTTCTTCATCCTTTTTCTGTGACGCCTGTTGTTCGATCATCTTGGAAAGGGCGTCGATTCCTTCCGTCTTGTGACACATCTCCATCGAAGACGATGAGAGACCTAATTCTGCCCCACGTCTCATCAGCGTTGCTGCATTGATTTCAACGTGTTCAGTAGTGGCCAGAGTGTTGTCCATGATCGTTGTCCTTTGCTTATGGAAAGTGTGGTGATCGCCTAGCTGTCTGACTTTATATTGTCTCTCTTGGTGATGAACCACTTGCGGTTATTACCTTTCACTTTTTTCACGAGGTACTGATTGAGTATATATTTGCACTGATCCCAATCATGAACCTGAACAACATCCTTCCACTTTTCATCAAGCATCAGGTGAGCTATTTGCGGCCACCAGTCAATGCGGCGTGATCGCTTGACAAATACAAAACGCTCATGATCTATGAGCGTAAAGGTTATCCCGAATCGATTACAAAATGATTGCATCTCTCCCAGACACTTGATCGCCCGCGAGAGACGTTGCTGATGCCTTTCAGCGTGACTCTGCGCGGGAATGAATCTCGACATTCCCGCTTTCGGTCTCATCAACAAAGGAGGTTTCATTTCAATCCTACGAGCTTTTATTGTCGAATGTTATCTCAAGAGTTGAGCCAGTCTTGCGGGCCACGCCGACGAGAGGAAGCATTGCTTCGCCTCGTGCTGGCATCTGAGGCGGTTGGGCAGGGAATTGAACAGCAGGAAGAGTGATTTTGAAGAATAGCGATCCATTCGTCCAGGTGAGCACCACAGCAGCGCTAGTCACGCCGGTGTCATAGAGAGCAAGAGTTGTCGAATTGTAAGGCAACGACAAAGCCACGGTCACGGTGCGATCAGTTTCAGGAAGCTCAGTCCTGCTCTGGCTGTTCATGAATCGATCAAGGATCAGGTGATGATCGATAGAGACTTGGCATTCCCTGAACTCGTAAGAAGTGCTGGCGATTGTCAGCACGGCGTCATGGAACATATAGGGCGTAACAACGCTTGGCGTCAATGCAGTTAAGCCGCTGATCGTGCCGGGCGTCTCGGTCAGACCTTCGATACCCCATTGCAGAGATAAAGGATTGCCAGTCGAGCCAGAGAACACAGCAACAGAAGTTTTGCAGCCGCTATAGAGATACTGAGCAGCGCCCTTGTCGATGCCGACATAGAATGTAGGCAGTAACTCTGTGAAAGGAATGTTGTTCGTGCTTTTTGTGCCGCCAGCGATCAGCGGTAGAATCGTGTCAAGATCAAGATAGCAAGGCTGAAGCTGAAGCACACCGCCGACAGTATAGAGACCATCACGGGTACGCTCGACAATTCGGCTTCTTGTGCCTCGAACGCCTTCCAGCACAATCACAGTGCCACGCTTACCAAAGTTCAGATCGCCAAACCATTCGAGCGCATTCACCGGGGGGTTGGCTGTGCCGAATGCTACTTTACGATATGTGGTAATGTTAGCTGACATGGATCATCCCCCAGCTTGGCAGATCGTGACTTGAAATCTAGTTTATGACCAACGCAACTCTCTGGTAGAGCAAATGAGGCGAA